AGCGGCGCGATGCTGCCCTCGGCCGCGTATTCCATCGCCACCGGCCCGCGCCCCTCGGCGCCCTGCGCCAGCGAGCGCCCGTCGGTCCAGGGCGCGACCTCGGCCATCGAGATGCCGGCAAGCTCGCAAAGCGTCGGCAGCACGTCGATGGTCGAGACCGGCACCTCCACCCGCCCCGGCGCCATGCCCGGCGCCGCGATCATCAGGGGCACCCGCGCCGAGCCCTCGAAGAAGCTCATCTTGAACCACAGCCCGCGGCCGCCCAGCATCTCGCCATGGTCCGACAGGAAGACCACGATCGCCTCCTGCCGGGTGCGCTCCAGCACGTCCAGGATCTCGCCCAGCTTGTCGTCGACATAGGAGATATTGGCGAAATAGCCCTGCCGGGCGCGGCGGATGTGGTCCGGCGTGATGTCGAAGGCCCGCCAGTCGCAGGCATCCATCAGCCGCTGCGAATGCGGGTCCATCCGGTCATAGGGAATGGCCTCGGGCGGCTCCAGTTCGGGGATGCCCTCGTAGAGATCCCAATACTTGCGCCGGGCGACGAAAGGGTCGTGCGGATGGGTGAAGCTGACCGTCAGGCACCAGGGCCGCTCGTCGCCGCCGCGCGCCAGGTCGTAGAGCTTGCGGGTGGCGTGATAGGCGACCTCGTCGTCATATTCATACTGGTTGGTGATCTCGGCCACGCCGGCGCCGGTCACGGAACCCAGGTTGTGATACCACCAGTCGATGCGTTCGCCGGGGCGGCGATAATCCGGGGTCCAGCCGAAATCGGCCGGATAGATGTCGGTGGTCAGCCGCTCCTCGAAACCGTGCAGCTGGTCGGGGCCGACGAAATGCATCTTGCCCGACAGGCAGGTGTGATAGCCCGCCCGGCGCAGGTGATGGGCATAGGTCGGGATGTCCGAGCAGAACTCGGCCGCATTGTCATAGACCCGCGTGCGGCGCGGCAGCTGCCCGGACATGAAGCTGGCGCGGCCGGGCGCGCAGAGCGGGCTGCCGGTATAGGCGCTGGCATAGCGGGTCGAACGCTCCGCCAGCGACCGCAGATGCGGCACATGCAGGAACTCGGCCGGGCCGTCGGGGAACAGCACCCCCGACAGCTGGTCGGCCATCACGATCAGGATATTGGGTCGTTGCAATTACTTCACCGATGCCATGACTGCTTCCGCGCCGGGTTTTCCATCCAGCGTGGTCACGCCGTCAAGCCATGCCGCCACCGCATCCGGGTTCTCGGCGATCCAGCCCTTGGCGGCCTGGGCCGCATCCATGCCCTCGTCCAGGATCCTGCCCATCAGCAGGTTCTCCATCTCCACGGTAAAGACCAACTGGCCGAACAGCTTCGCGGCGTTGGGGCAGGCGGCGACCCATTCCTTGCGGGCCAGCGTGTGTACGGTGGCGCCGCCGAAATCGGGACCGAACTCCGCATCGCCGCCCGACAGATAGGTGATGTCCAGCTTGACGTTCATCGGGTGCGGCGCCCAGGCCAGGAAGACCGAGGGCAGGCCGGCCGCATCGTTGCGCGCCACTTGGGCCAGCATGCCCTGTTCGCTCGATTCGACCAGTTCCCAGTCGCCGAGGCCGAACTTGTCCGCCTCGATCATGCCCTGGATGGTCTGGTTTGCCGGCGCGCCGGGCTCGATGCCATAGATCTTGCCCTGGAAGGCGTCCTTGTGCGCGTCGAGATCGGCGAAATCCTTGACGCCGAGGTCGGGGGCCGCATCGGTGACGGCCAGGGTGAACTTGGCGCCGGTCAGATTCTGCACCAACTCCTCGGTCTGGCCCGAGGCGTCCAGGTCGTCGCGGAATTTCTGCTGCGCGGGCATCCAGTTGCCCAGGAAGATATCGGTATCGCCGTTCTTGAGCGCCTCGTAGCCGACCGGCACCGACAGGGTGCGCACGTCCGGCCGGTAGCCCAGCCCTTGCAGCAGGGCGGTGGCGACGCCGTTCGTCGCGGTGATGTCTGTCCAGCCCGGATCCGAGAAGCGGACGGTGCCGCAGCTGGCGGGTTCGTCCGCCAGCGCGGGCGCGGCGGCGACGAGGGCAAGGACGAGGGGTGACAGCGGGGCGGTTCTGGACATGGTCGGACCTCCGGTTTCATGCCGCGTCGTGTCACGGCTTCATGCGCCATCAGCCCACAGGCGGGATGCGGGATCAAGAGCTGATGCCGGCCCGCTTGCCGGGGATTTCCCGCGATGCGGCGATCCCGGCCTTGACGAGGCGGGCCGGCTCGATCAATGGTGACGCCGTTCGGGGCCTGTAGCTCAATGGTCAGAGCAGGGCGCTCATAACGCCTTGGTTGGGGGTTCGAGTCCCTCCGGGCCTACCACGAACTTTGCAAGGCGTTGAAGTCAAACAGATTTATGGGCGGTTTACAGCCATCTTGGACGGGTTTACTTCGTTCTGTTCTTGTTCCGTGCCCATAACGAGCCTCTTCATCTCTGCCGCCTGGGTGTATCTCTGGGCCTCCGCAAGCGTCTTGTGTCCGCCCCAAGCCATGATCGCGTGAGCCGATCCACCGCATTCTGCGATCATCGTCAGCCTGGTCTTCCGCAGCCCGTGCGCAGTGCGACTATCTAGCCCAGCATCCCGAGCGGCGTTGTTTATCACGTTCCCCAGGCCCTTGATGCTGCGGGCACGCCCCGTCTCCGTCTGCAGGAATGTCATATCGCCGGCGAGCGCGGCCACGGCCTCTTGGACGGCCTTGCGTTCGCGGTCCCAGCCCTTCGCGTAATCGGGCAGCGGCGATGTCCATGGCACATGCGCGCGGCCGCCCGTCTTGCTTTGCTTGAAGACCAGCAGTCCATCGCGCCCGACATGTTGGCGACCAATCGCTACCGCATCCACGGTGCGGGCCGCGGTCCAGAACACCAACTCGAAACAAGCGCGTTGCACGGTGCCGATTGCCCATCGGTCGCGGAACTTTTCAACGTCATCAGCTGACCATGCGGCATAGCCATCAGTTTTGATGCTGATCTTTCGGATGCCGGCTGATGGGTCCGACTTCATCAGGGTCCGATCCTTCGCAGTCTTGCAGATGAGTCGCCAGACCTTCAGCCGCGCATTGGCGCGCCGGGGCTCAAGCTTGGCCAGGTCGGCAGTAATGTGATGCTCCCGCAAGCCGGCGGCTGGGGCTGTCCCATACTCTTTTCGAATCGCATCAGCCTCGCGCCTGACCTCGTGTTTGTAGACTGCGGAAAACGCCCGGACATGGGCCGATCCCAGCATCATGGTGATGGCTGCAGCTATGGTCCCCTTCGGGTCGGCCGGCTGGGGCTTACCCTTTATGGCGTCAGCCGCCGCCCATGCGGCTATGAAGTCCGGGTGCGATTCCGGGATGTCGTCGGGCAGCTTCGTTCGCGTCGGTCTATGCCAGCGATAGACCTTGCCGCCTTTTTTCACCCTGTGCACACGAGGAAGCATCACGTCCCGAAAATTTTGTCGCACTTGCTGACCTCGTCATCGTCGACCTCCCCCTCAACAGGAAGGCCGGACGCGTATTCGTCAAGCGTTATGCGATCATAGAGCCGCTTCCCGCCCAGCATCCGGCGCGGCAGGCCGAGGCCGCGCAACGTGGTCTCGCTGATCCCGAGGTAATGCGCAGCCTCAGGCGCCGGCAGAAGGCGAGGTGCAAAAGCTGGCTCATGCTTGCCCATCACGCCATCCTCCTCTCTTCCAGGACCGCCAAATGCGCGCAATTGGCTCGCACGAGCGCCTCGGCCAGAGGCGGGCAGACGCTGTTGCCGCACATGCGGGTCTGTTCGGTCTTCGTGAGGGTCCGGCCGTCCGCGCCGCGGTCGATGATGTAGCTGTCGGGGAAGCCCTGAGCCCTGAACTGCTCGCGAGGCGTGAGCATCCGCATGCCGATGTCGGTGATTGCATAGGTCTGGCCGTCGATTTCGACGGTGACCACGCTGAACCGCGGCTTCGCGGTCAGGGTGTGCAGCGGCTCGTCGGGGCTCTGGTTCTGGTCGGCGCCATAGTATTTGTCGAGGAACGCCGCGACGATGGCGCCGTGCTGGCCGCCGACGCAGATCGAGGGATGCGGTGCGTCGGCCGCGCGGTCGCTGCGGTTCGCGCCGTGCATGTTCATCAGATGCGCCGCCACGACCTGCTGCTGCGTTCCGGTCGTGGTCAGCGTGCTGACCGGATCGGTCACAGCGCGGCCGGCATTCCGGGTCATTCGCGGCCCGGCATTGTGCTGGGCCATGAAGGCGGCAACGACCGCGTGCTTCGCGCCGCCGGCCACCATCGTTCCGATGGGCTTGTTCAGGTCGAGACTGCGGGGCTGCTGGCCCGGCGCCTCACCATAGCCAGTCTGCACCAGCGTCGGCACGATGATTCCGTTGTAGTCCTTGGCGCTGGCGGTGATCGTGTGAACCGGCGCGCTGCCAGGGCGATTCCCGCCACCCTGCTGGGCGTAGGTGACGACGAAGGGCTCTTGAGCCTCGATGACATGCTTGACGACGCCCCGCGCAATGCGGCGCAGCGTGGCGGGTTTCAGCGGCCGCTGGGCGCGGATGCCCCAGCGCGCCATGATCTCGGCCGATGTCTCGAAAATCGACGGGCACGGCAGGGACCAGTCGATGATGCTGGCGGCAGTCGGCCAAGGCTGGAGCCGGCCACTGCGAACCGCCTCGGAGCGCGGATCGCCATGGGTCGGCTTCGGCCATACGATGGGCCGGCCGTCGCAACGCGCCGCGACGAACAGCCGGCGGCGGATAGTCGGCACGCCGTAGTCGCAGGCCCGCAGCAACTTCCATTCGACGCGATAGCCCTGGCGGCGCAGGTCGGCGACCCATTTGGCGAAGGTCTTACCCTTGCGAACCTGGCACGGCCGGCTGTCCTCGGTCAGCGGGCCCCAGTCACGAAATTCCTCGACGTTCTCGAGCAGGATCACATCGGGCCGGGCACGCTTGGCCCATAGCACCACGACCCAGGCCAGATCCCGGCGGCCGCGCGACACGGGCTTGCCGCCCTTGGCCTTGCTGTGGTGCGTGCAGTCCGGGCTAAACCATGCCAGGCCGACGCGCCGGCCGGTGCAGGCTTCTGATGGGTCAACGCGCCAGATGTTCTGGTTGAGATGCAGCGTCTCGGGATGATTGGCCGCGTGCATGGCGAGCGCGGCGGCGTCATGGTTGATGGCGATATCAGGACTGCGCCCGAGCGCCATTTCGATCCCGGTCGAGGCGCCGCCGCCGCCGGCAAAGCTGTCGATGATCAGGGGGAGGTGCGGGTGGAAGGTCATGTCCGATCCTCCCCCGGCTTCTCGCCCTCGGCAGTAGGCAAAAACCCCGTGCCGCGCAGCCATTCCCATTCATCGTCGGTGCCGAGGTATTCGACCCATTCGCCCTCGCCGCGGAACTGGCCTGGGCCGGGTTGCTTGATCCAGCGATCAGTCATCGGTCGGGCTCCTGCGCCTCGGGTTGCCGCGAGAGGCCGTCACGTTCGCCAGCCTCATACCCCGCGCTGAACGCGGCGCACTCGGCCATCTCGGCGCTGCGATCACCAACGAATGCCAGAAGATGCCGGGCAGCGGTCCTTACAGCATCTTCGTCGGCTGCGGACAGTTCTCTACCCCCGTAGCATTCGGTCTCGATCCTGACGATCTGCTCGCCGCCCGTTTCGACGGTCACCGCCCAATGCGGATGTTGCGCCAGCCGCGCTCGCCGCGGCGCCTCCTCGGCCGGCCCCTGCCAGGTGCTGCGGCCGATCTCGACGGATACGATAGGGCTGGTCATGCTGCACCGCGTTCCTCGGTTTTCGCCCAGGCCGCGATTTCGGGCTCATCGCTCGAGCTGAACCGCCATGGCATCGGGGACAGCTGATGGGCGACCTGCCATTCGTCGATTGCGGCGCGGACGCGGGATTGCAGGTCCAGGTTGATGGCGGGCGTGAAATCCAAGATCGGATCGCCGTTATCATTGGACTGATCGTAGAGAGATTCCTCTGCGGCCTCGAAGAAACAGCCCTGGCTGAAGAATTCCGACACCCGGATGGGGACTTTAGTGGCGCGCATGATCCATTCATGCTCCTCGGCCTTGGCGCCATTATCGGCCTCTTGGCGGGTGGTATAGGGTCCGCCGTGCCAGACCTCCGTGTCATTCGAAGAATACCAGGCGGTCTCGCTGGCGGTCAGTTGTTCGATGGTTTTCATGCGGTCCTCCGCAGCTTCTGGTTTTCGGGTTGATCGGCGTCGAGGAGGTCGAAAAGGCTGGGCATGCCGGCCTCGCGCGAGGCGGCCTCGACGTATTTGCAGCCGTCGAGCCAGTAGCCCTTGTTCAGCTCGACCCCGATGCCCTTGCGGCCGAGCTTCACGGCGCGGAAGGGGACGGTCATGAGCCCGCCGAACGGGTCGTAGACCCACTCGCCGCGCTCGGTGAACTGGGCGATGGCCCGGTCGACGATGTCGTATTGCAGCGGGCAGAGGTGCATCTCGTTGCCCTTGCGCGCCTGCTCGGCATTGATGGTCATCATGCGCGCGACATCGGTCCAGACGTCGGGATGCGCGCTATGCGGCGGCAACAGCATGAAGGTCGGCGGCAGCCGGCCCTTCACCTCGAGGGCTTCGCCGATCCGGACGTGATGCTCGAAATCATAGACCTGCTGCAGGTTGTAGGCCTTCCAGACCTTGTAGACCTGGTCCGCGTCCAGCCCCTCCAGCTCCTCGGGCAACAGGGTCCGGTCGCCGTTCGATCGCATATAGCCGTGGGCATCGATCTGCCAGCGCGCCCGGCTGTAGCCCAGCTCGTTGCGCCAGTCCTTGGCCTCGGGGTCCCATTCCTTCTTGGCCTTCTTCACCGGCCGGTCGGCATAGCCGTTGCTGGTGTCGCTGGGCGGCCGGCGGAAGATCAGCAGGTATTCCGGCACGCCGCAGCCCATGCGCGAGCCGTCCTTGCACTGTTCCGACCAGCCCAGGCGATAGGTCTGGTTGTTCTCGCGCACCACGTCCGTCGTGATGGTCTTCATCCCGAGGTAGGCCCAGCCGTGGCGCTGGAACTCGCGCACGCAATCCATGTGCAGGGTCGAGAGGGTCTGGAAGCCGAACCCGTTGATGCCCCCGGGGATGATCCGGTCCTTGACGTGGATCGCGCAGATGCGCCCCGGCTCCAGCACCCGCAGAAGCTCGGGGATCAGGAAGCCCATCTGCTGCCAGAAATGCGGATCGTCGTCGGTATGGCCGAAATCCGCATAGTTCGGGCTGTATTCGTATTGGGTGCTGAACGGGATCGAGGTGACGATCAGTTGCACCGAGGCGTCGGGCATGCTGCGGGTCTCGGCCACGCAATCATTGTGGACGCAGCGGTAATCCGGTCCCGAGGCCTCGACCCGCTCGACGCCCAGGGCGCGGACCAGCGCCTGCTGCATCGCAACCTCGGACAGGCCGAATTCCTTGATGATGTCGATCATTTTCTGAACCATCTCGTTGTGCTGACGCCACTTCCGCTCCAGCGAGCGGCGGATTTCGCGTTCAGCCTCGGTGTAGATCAGGTCGAGCCGCACGCTGTCGGCGGGCTGGCCGAACCGCAGCAGGCGGTGGATCGCCTGGATGAAATCGTTGAACTTGTGGCCGATGCCGAGAAAGACGTGCCAGGCGCAGTGCCGTTGCAGGTTGGTGCCCGAACCGAGCATCACCGGCTTGGCGCCCAGCTCCTGCAACCGGCCATCGGCGAAATCGCCGATCAGCTCCTCGCGCTGGTCAAGGTCCTGCGAGCCGTAGACCGTGGCGATGCCCGGCACCGTCTTTTCTAGCGCCACGCGTTCGGCTTCTAGGTCGTGCCAGATGATCCGGTGCGCGGCCGGGCCCTCGGCGCGGATCTCCATCAGCTTCTCGATCCGAGCGCCAATGCTGGTGCGTTTTTCGCGTGCTGCCACCTTTAGATCGCGCGCGACGTCCTTGAACATGCGCTTCTGGCCGCTCTTCTCGATGGCGGCGCCGGCCAGGTGATCGACCGGCAGTTCGTGCCAGCGCACGTCGAGCGGCGGCAGGTCATAGCCCTCGTCGCTGAATGCCGGGTCCAGATCGCTGGGCCGGGTGACGAACAGCGCCCAGGACGCGACCCACAACCAGAACTCTCTTTCCTTATGTTGCATAAGGGTCAGCTGGTCGGCCTTCTCGCTGTTGCGCTTGAAGAACCTGGTCTTGGCCTGGCCGATATCCATCACGTCGAGGAAGCCGGCATAGGACAGCAGTTCGATGTAATCGTTCGGGCTGGGCGTGGCGGTGGCAACGAAGCGATACGGCACGCCGGCGGTCTTGACCCTGTTCGACTGGTCGCGCCGGTCGTCGCCGGCAAAGAGCGCCATGAACTCGCGGAAGGTCTTGGTGCCGCCGAACCCGCGCAGGATCGCCGCCTCGTCGAGGCTGACGCCGATGAACGGATCGGGCTGGACCTTACCCTCGCGCACCGATTCGTAATTGGTCAGGTAGATGCCCGGGCCGTCCACCTGATCGCTGTCGCGGATGAATTTCAGGTCCACGGCAAAGCTGCCCCGGAACCGCTCCTGCGCCTCGCGCACGAACTCGCGCCGAACGCCGAGCGGGGCTGTGATCAGCGTCGGCTGGCCCGTCGTCTCGGTCAGGACGCGCATCGTCTCCAGCTGCGTCGCGGTCTTGTGCAGGCCGAAGTTCGCGAACCAGGCGCGCCGGCCGCCCTGCAGGCCCCAGGCCACCATGCGGCGCGTGTGCGGCTTCAAGGCCGGGTTCAGCGCCGCCTCGTCCACCTGCATGCCGCCGAAGCGAGGCGCGATGGCGGCCTTGGCGCGCAGGAAATCGTCATAGGAGGGCTGCTGTCCCATCGCCTCACATCCTCATCGGCATGAGGACGACCGTCAGGTCGGGATCCTCGGTCAGAAGAAGGGCGGCGTCGCGCGAGGTGCTGGCTTCGATGCGCACGGTGCCAAAGTTCTGCACCGCCTCGCGAACATAGCTCTGGTTGAAGCCGATGCTAAAATCGCCGTCGGCTTCAATCCTGGCTTCGACTTCCAGTCCGAAGGAGACGGACGACAGGCTGGCTATGCGCTTGTCCAGGTCAAACTTGATGCCATCGCGGACGTGGCGGAACACCTTGGGGTTCGGAAAGCGGCGTAGCAGCGCCCGGTTGATCACGGCGTGGCCGCACACCTTGCTGCGATCCGGGATGACACGCTTGTAATCGGGATAGGTGCCGTCGATGCACTTCACGAACATCGACCAGCCGCTGCCGATGAACCGCATGGCCGGCTTGGTCGATCCGCCGACGCTGATGTGCTGGTTGCCGCCGGCCGTCAGCAGGTGCCGCAGGGCCGCGACCGAATAGCGCGGGAAGATCAGGTCGGCCAACGGCCAGTCTGCATCGCTTTGATACAGGGCCAGCCGATGGCCATCGGTCGCGGCCCCGGCCATCCGCCCGTCGCGGCCGTGCATATAGATGCCGTTCAGATAATAGCGCGTCTCCTCGGTCGATATCGCCCAGCGGACGCTGTCGATCATCTTGGCGAGCGCGGTTTCTGGCACGTCGGCCCAGACCATGCCGTCGGCGCTTGGCTCGGCCGGCCAGTCGGCCACATCGATCAGCAGCCGTAGCCGGATCGTGGTGGGGCCGATCCGCATGGTGACGATATCGGCGGCCCGGTCGATGCTGATGCTGTCTGCGGCCTCGGCACCGACCAGCAGGGCGCGCAGGACGAATGCGTCCAGCAGGAACGGATCGCCAGCCTCGCAGGTTGCGTCGCAGTCGACCGTCAGCCAGCTGTCGAGGTTGGTAGCCTCGATCTCCAGCAGGCCATCCCTCGGCGTTATGCGCAGGCAGCCCAGGACGGGGATGGTGTTGCGCCGCTGGACAATCGAGGCGGCGGCAATCACCGCGCGGCGCAGATCCGCGACGGTGCAGGTGATCCCGGCACTGGTGGCGGGCTTGATGGGCTCCATCAGGGTCATGGTGGCCTCAAAAACTTTGGCCGAACCGGCCGGATTGCAGAAAAAAGCCCCCGGCCCGAGCAGAAGCCGGGGGCCAGTGATGCCGGCGGGACAGGCGCGTCGCGCGGGCAGGAACTCGGGAAGGTGAAGGCGTCAGGTCAGGCCGAGGCTAAAATCTTGCGGGCCTCGACCAGCAGTTCGGTGTTGCCAAGATGGCTCAGCTGGTCGGCCATGCGCCGCACCAGGTCGCGCAGGCGCAGGTTCTCTTCGATCAATGCCGGCGCACGGGCGGCCATCAATTCCGGGTCGAGGATCGTCACGGCCGGTCCCCCGATCCCTCGGACAGCGCCACCCAGCCCGCGTCCAGCGATTGCGCGGCCGTCGGCGACAGGAAGTCCAGGATCGCGCCCACATCGGGCAGAGACGACCACAGCACGAAGCCTGCAAGGATGAGCCAGAAGACGATGCCGGCGATGAACAGGCTGCGGACGAACCAGCAGGCGGCGCAGGTGCGCCGGTCTCGCTCGGCGGGCACCCGGCGGGCGAAGTCCCGGAGCTGGAAGTCGATGTTGTCGATGGCAGCCATCACGCATCCTTCCGCGTGTTCGCCGGCCGATGGCGCTGCCGCTGCATCACGCCATGCGCGCTGGCGGCGACCATGTAGGCGAGGCGCCGCAGGCTCTCGGGCGCGTCGGCTGCCAGCTCGGCATTGGAGATGATGGCGCGCGCCGCAGAGACCGCGCAGGGGGTCAACGTGAGGGAGGGGAGTTGCATCAGGCGCTCCATCCAAGGGTTGTGGATGGGGCTAAAGCTATGGATTAAAGTTCCACTGTCAACATAAAAATGGAGAAAAAATCCATTTACAGAACAGACGGAGAACATAACCTAGGTGCTGAAGCGATGGGAGGTTGGAATGAGTTACAACGCGCGCACTCTAGCTGTGCGGATCTTGGCTAGGCTGACTGGTTGGAAAGTTGCGCGTTGTTACAGTGTCTTCCGGAGCCTTGCGAGTTCCTGGACTACGTTGGGGCGCAGGTCAGACGGCAGGTCTGACAGGTCGCCGCGATAGATGAAATCCAGACCAACACCATAGATCGCAGAGATTCGTTCGCCTACCGCGATATCCAAGCCCATGGTTCCCTTTTCGACTTTGGTGAGGGAACTGCGGTCATACTCCAGCGAGTCTGCGAAGTCCGCTTTGGTCATCCCCAGCGCCTCTCGGACCGCTTCGATCCTTGGCCCGACCTTGGCGGGGGTGCTTTCACGACTGATCAGTGCGTTTAGGAGTTTGTTGGTCATTGGTGCACAATGGTGCCTGTGGAGATTTTCGCCATAGAAGAAATTTCCATGTTGACGAATGGAGATAATCTCCATTACCAACTTACAGCATGAGCAACTCGCCGAACACCGTCCGCGAACTGATCGCGCTCTGGCCGTCTCGCAAGGATCTTATGGAGGATCTTGAGCGGCAAGGGTTCGTCATGACCCTGGACCGCGTCCACAAGTGGGCGCAGCAGGGTTCGATTGCGGCAAGATACCACCAAGCAATCGTAAATGCTGCTTCGTGGCGACTTCTTCCGGTGACGGCGAGCGCCATCGCGATGCTTCATCACGCACCAGATCGCTCTGGTCATGATGGCTCCGTGAACTCCCAACCCGCCGCCACGGCGGCACAACCTCAAGAGCATCCTCATGTCCCTGATCTGCAAAGTTCCGGATCGGAAACGATCTGACCTGCCCGCGCGGCAAATGTCCTTCACGGCTCCTGTCGGCGGGCGCGGCCGCTCGGCGGCAGCCCGGCGCCGGGCGCATGTCCATGCGCAGCGGCGCGATACCGATGATTTCCTGCGGCGCTGGTCGATGCTGATGATCGTCAGCTTCGCCACGGCCGAGGCCTGCGGCCAGCATTTCGGCGTGACCAAGCAGACCGGCTGCAACTGGCGCGAGGGCACGCATCGACCCTGCGGCGATGCGGTGGATTTCGCCATGCAGACGCTGCCCCGCTACGCCGAAATCATGTGGGGGCAGTGATGGAGATCGGGCTTTCAGGTTGCCCGGGGCGGGGGAGACAGCCGGGGCGCAGCACCTGGTCCACCCGTCACGATTCCGGCCGCCTCGGGCGGGATTGACCGGGATCGTGGAACCTGCGGCTGGCCCGGCCGAGAGCCGCCTTGAGGCGGCAGGGCAAAAACACACGCCGGGATCGAGGCAGCGGGTCAAGGCGTGGCAGGCGGGGCGACCAATCCTCCTCCCTCGGGTCGCCCCGCCGATCAACGCGCCAAGAGGATTTGACCATGCATGCCCATCCCCGAGATCTGAAAAGCAACACCGCGGCGCGGCTGATGTCGATTGCGGCGATCCGGGCCCGGTTGTCGATGCTGTCGGTGGCCTATTCGGCCCGCATCGGCGCGGTGAACATGAACGACGTCCACGCGACGGTGGACCGGATCACGTCGGTATTCGGCCAGGATCATGAGCTGTCGCGTGAGATGCTCGCCTTCGTGGCGGGGCTGCCCGAGTTGCGCCGCCATGTTCCCGATCTGGCGGCCGCCGGTGATCGGCTGATCCGGGCGGTCGAGCGCACGACCTGGCCCGATGATGCTGGGAGGGCGGATATCCATGGCTGACCAGCCGCGCCTCTCGCTCGCCGATCATGCGATGATCCACGCCCTGGGCGTGCTGTCCCGGCCGCCGATCACGGATCGCAGCGATCTAGACCTGGTGGTTGGCATCCTGCGCGACCTCATGCCGGGCGTGACCCGGGAAAACCCGCAGCTGATGGGCCTGATCCAGACAGCCGATCAGTTCCTTTCCTGCCGCGTCTCGGTGCCGGGCTGCTATGGCGGCCTGCATGATCGCGCCCGCAAGTTGATGAACGACTGGGACCGCCGCCGGCTGGCCGAGGCCTGGGACCGCGCGCGAGGTGCGAAATGAGAACGCACCGACAGCGTCACCACAATGCCTATTGTGCTGGGGCACATCGTGGGATCGAGCGCGTCATCGAGCGATTGATGGCCATAACCCCGGCGGCCGCGCATGACGACCTTCAGCGCGTCGCGCGTGTCACCAAGGCCGAGGAGGAGTTTCGGAAGATCGTCCGCAAGCGCGAGGCCGCCAAGCCATGACGCGCGACGATCACCGCCTCGATGAAGCCAAGGCCACGCCCATCGCCGATGTGGTGGCGCGGCTGGAGCTATCCGGCCTGGTCCGCACCGGCGGCGAGTTGGTCGGGCCGTGTCCGCAATGCGGCGGCCGGGATCGCTTCGGCGTCAACCTGCAGACCGGACTGTTCCAGTGCCGCAAGGAGTGCGGCCCGCACGCCAAGGGCGATCAGATCGCGCTGGTCCAGCATGCGCTCGGGATGGATTTCCGCGCGGCGCTGGAATGGCTGTGCGGCCCGGCGCAAGGCCTCTCCGATGCCGAGCGCGCCGAGCGGCGCCGCAAGGCCGAGGCGAATCGGCGCAAGCAGGATGATGTCGCCCGCCGCGCCCGTGAGAAATCCATCCGGGCTGCGCGGGATATCTGGTTCGCCGCCCGACCGGCCGAGGGCACGCTGGTGCGCGACTATCTGACCCTGCGCGGCATTGATCCCGGGCTCTATCCTGACCTGCCGCAGGTTCTGCGCTTCGATCCCGCGGCGCGTTACATGATCCCGGTCGAGGGCAAGGCGCAGGAATGGCAGACCGTGCATGTCGGCCCGGCCATGGTCGCGGCCGTTGTCGATGCCGGCAACCGGGTCACCGCAGTGCATCGCACCTGGCTCGATCTTGATCAGCCCAAGGGCAAGCTGGAGCTGCCCGATCCGCGCAAGTCGGGCGAGACGCTGCCCAGCAAGAAGGTGCTGGGCTCGAAAAAGGGCGCCGTCATCCGATTCCTGACGCCGCAGGACTGCGACACCATGATCATGGCCGAGGGGGTCGAGACGACCCTTTCCGCCCTGATCGCGGAGGCCATGCCCCGGCGCTGCGCCTATTGGTGCGGTGTCGATCTGGGCAACATGGCCGGGCGCATGCAGCGCGGCCCCGGCCTGAAATATGCCGGCCTGCCCGACATGGACGATTCCGAGGCCTGGCTGCCGCCGGTCTGGGTCAAGACGCTGATCTTCGTCCAGGACGGGGACAGCGATCCGAAACTGACGCGCGCCAAGCTCCTCGCGGGGCTGCGGCGGGCAAAGATCAAGCGGCCCGGCCTGCGGGGCTACATCGTCCATGCGGGCGACGGCCGCGATCTCAACGATATCCTGATGGGACAGCGAGATGAGTGATGATGACGCGCTCGGGCAGGTCCGGGCCGTGATGAGCAATGCCGAAGAGGTCGATCTGCCCGAGGGGATGGAGCCTGACGGCCATGATGACGGCTACCCGGATGACTATGCTCCCCCGCCACCCCCTCCAGATGAAGGCGGCGGCGAAGGTGAGCCCGAAGATCCGGTTTCCCGCGCCTCGCGCGAGCCGCTGAACGACTTCGGCAATGGCCGCCGCTTCGTCATCCACTTCGGCGACGATATCCTGTTTGTTTCTCAGGTCGGCTGGTTCGTTTGGGACGAAACCCGCTGGCGGAAAGACGATGAGATCAGCCGCGATGTGTCGCCGCTGATCCGGGCGCGGGCGCAGAAGGTGTCCTCGCTCATTCTTCAGGAAATCGATTGGCTCCAGCCATCCGACCGGGACCGGAAGCTGCTGGAGGAGGAGGGAGACCTCAAGGTCCGCCGGCGCGAGATCGAGCACACACCCGGTTATGCGGCCGACGAAGCGCTGATGAAGGAGCTGGCGGCGATCGCAGGCAGGATGCGTGGCCTGGAGGCGGCTTTGAAGTCCCACCGATCACTGATCGGCCGGCGGCTGACCTGGGCGAAGGACGCCGGCAACTCCAGCCGGATGTCGAACATGATCGCCGAAGCTCGGGTCATGCTGGCCCGCGCAGTCGATGATATGGATCAGGGCGCACTCGACGTGAACACCCTGTCCGGCGTCCTGCGCTTCACCCGCATCCCCAACGATCCGGAAGCAGGCATGACCGGCATGTCCAGCGTCGAACTGGTCCCGCACGACCGGGCGCAGTTGCTGACGAAGATCATGCCGGTGATCTATGATCCGGACGCCAAATGCCCGCGTTTCGACAACTTTCTTGAGCAGATACAGCCGAATATCGAGATGCGCCGGTTCCTGCAGCGATGGTTCGGGCTCTCCATGACCGGGCTGGCCATACAGAAGCTCGCATTCTTCCACGGCGGCGGCGCCAACGGCAAATCCGTTCTGGTCGACCTGATGGCGAGGATGTTCGGCGATTACTCGGCCTCTGCCCGTATCGAATCGCTGACCGGCAAGAACAAGAAATCCGGCTCAGATTCGCAGCCGGACCTGATGCCCCTGATCGCCGCCCGCTTCGTGCGAACGTCGGAGCCGGAGGATGGAGAGCGCCTGCAAGAGGGCCTGGTCAAGGCCCTGACCGGCGGCGAGCCGATGATGATCCGTGCGCTCTACAGCGACTTCATCATCTTCCGGCCGATCTTCAAGCTGACCATTTCCGGCAACCACCTGCCCGAAATCCGGGGCGGTGACGACGGTATCTGGCGTAGGGTCATGCTGGTGAACTTCCCGGTCCAGATCCCGGAAAAGAAGCGCATCCCGAAGGAGGAACTGGACGAAATCCTCTGGCAGGAGAGGTCAGGTATCCTCAACTGGCTCATCCAGGGGCTGATCGACTTTCTCGACGGCGGCCTTCAGGAGCCGGACGATGTCACCAGCGCGACCGAGGGCTACCGGGCCGAAAGCGATCCGATTGGCACCTTCCTCGGCGATGCCACCGTGGTGACCGGGTTCGAGGGCGACTTCATGACCGCCCGGGAACTGATCGAGGCCTTCAACTTCTGGATCGAAGAGCGGGGCGAGACGCGCTGGGGCAATCGCACGGTGTCGAACAAGCTCAAGGCCAAGTCCGGAACATGGCGGCATCCCGAAACGAACAAGACCTTCGCGCCGGGGAAATCGGGTGTCACAGGCTATCGCGGCATTCGGCTCGATGACACGTTCCTTTCCCGCAAGCGCTCGGCCGAGGCGTCGTCGTCCCAATCGTCCTGGGGAGGTTCGCCACGATGACCCCGCACCCCATTCTTCACCTTCAATCGACCTGGCGGGCCTGCGGGCCCGTCACGCGTCTTTGTGCCATCGCATCGCTGTTGGGCCTGACGGGCCTGACGGGCGGCGGCGGTGGGCCTGAAATCCTTCGGGGGTCAGGGGGTGCCGTTTGCGCAATATCAACGGCTTAATCCCGATTTTTGGGCCTGACGGGCCTGACGGGCCTGAAAAATCGACATGCACGCATGCGCGAGAAACAGCGGGGTAAGGGGGAAATGCCTCATGCGTAAAGGTTAGATTTTCAAGCCCTTCAAGCCCGTCAGGCCCAAAAAACAAGGTTAACCCTTTGAAAACAAACGAACGAAGCAAGGCAAAATAGCCCATTTTTCAAGCCCAAACCCGCACATTTCAAGCCCGTCAAGCCCAACTCCGACCCGAAGAAAACAAGATATAGCTGATCGCCAGAAGGAATGCACAAGATGATGAATAAAGCAGAGAGGATCGCGGCGGGAAGGTTGCTTGTGCAGGCTGCGCAGGAGGCGCGCGAAGCTTGGCGGGCCGAGGAAGCCGCCCGGCTCGCCGCCATCCGGGACGCCAGCGCGATCCCTGATCAATGCGGCCCGGATACCATCGCGGCGCCGGCGCGCGGCCCGTTTGTCGTGGAGCCGCAGTTCACCATGGTGCCGAACGGGGTTGATAAGCACGGCCTGGACAAGTGGGCGGCGGCGGCCACGGGCTACGGCCACCGGGCCAGCGTGCGCGCGGCCGATGTCTTCGACCGCATGATCGCCTCGGCGCTGCGGCGAAAGCGGCCTTGCCCGCTGACCCATGGCCAGATCGCCATGGGCCGGCACTATGCGATGCTGGTGGAACTGGCGGCAGCCGATGGCACCAAGGTTTCGCGCCTCGACGCGTCGCGGGCGGGCGGCGACAGCATGGGCTGGATGGATCGGCATCTCGACATCGCCCAGGAACTGACGATCCTGCGCAACCGCATCGGGTTCAGCGCGGCCATGACCGTGCGGCGCATCCGGCCGTCCAAGCGGGGCGAGACGCAGCGCGGCCCGATCATGGATCGCGTGCTGGTGGACATGGTCTGCCTCAAGGGCCGCACGCTGGACGAGGTGCTGATCAGCCATGGGTGGGCGGTGAAGGGTGACCACAGGAAAGCCGTCGCAGAAGCGCTGAGCGCAGCGCTGGACCGCATGATCGGGTATCGGGGCAAAAAAAACTTCTTGACGGCTTAAGTCCGTCTATGAGACAGAATTGCATAGTATCACGAATTGCGCCCGCAGGGATCATGTCCCGAGCGGGCGTTGTCATTTCCGGGATACCCGAGCGCGCCTGCCGACATGCGCGACCAGAAGGGCCAGCTGCAGCGGCAGGGTGGCTGGCCCGTCATATCAGCGAGGCGATCATGGGCAGGCTCAAGCAGCTGGCGCCGCGCGTCGGCTCGTTGTCGTCGCGGGTCTCGTCTATCGGCGCCGGGGCTGATCGGCTCAAGCGCCGCGACCAGATGGTGCCGTGGCGCAAGTGGTACAAGACGGCCGAATGGCAGCGGCTCCGCTGGGACTGTCTGGTCTCCGCGCTGTTCACCTGCACCCGATGCGGTCTCATTGGTGAGAGCCGAGACCTGGTGGCCGACCATGTTCGCCCGCATCGCGGGGACCGTGAACTGTTCTTCGATCCCGGCAACCTGCAATGCCTTTGCGCGACCTGCCACAACCGGGACAAGCAGCGCGAGGAACGGGCGGCCGGCCGCGACGTCGCGATCTGACCTCGAAATCGGGCAGATCGGCCCCTCGGACCCCCAAGGGAGGGGGTGGGTCGAAAGTCAGGGGGCCAATCCGGCCCGGACCCGCGCCCCCCTCATCTGGAGATTTTTTTCTGATGGAAGAGGTTTTCGACCTGTTCGGAAACCCCGTTGAAGCGGGGTCCGGCAAGCCCGGCCGTCCCCGCAAGGTGGCGACGCCGGAAGATCGCAATAAAGTCAAGATGTTGCTTGCGGTCGGCTGGTCCAATGAACGGATCGCGGCCGTGCTGCGCATGTCGCTGCCGACTTTTCGGCGGAATTTTTTTCAGGAGCTGAAGATTCGCCCGGTGGCGCGCGACATGCTCGACGCGCGCCGGCTGGAGCTGGCGCTTGCCGCCGCCCAGTCCGGCAATGTCGGCGCGATGCGCCAGGTGGATCGGCTGCTGGATCGGTTCGACCAGATGGAGGCGGAACGCGCCTATGCGTCGCGGCCTAAGGATCAGCCCGAGCCCAAGGAAAAGCTGGGCAAGAAGGTGCTCGACGAGGTGCTGGCGCTCGATGCCGACGCCGCGCTGATGAAAGAGCTGGACCTGGAGACCAAGGGCGGCGGGGGCAATGTCCGCCATTGAGGCTCTGCCGCGCTTCGCTTGCCCGGATTGGTGGGAAAAGCTTCAGGCCGGCGAGGTGCCGATCGCCGATGTGCCGGTCAACGAAGCGAAGGCGGCACGGGTGCTGGCGTTCTTCAACCGGTTGCGACTGCCGGACGTGCCAGGCAATCCGCCGATGTCGGAGGCCTGCGGCGACTGGTTCAAGACCATCCTGGTGGTGTTCTTCGCCAGCGAGGATCCGGAGACCCATCGCGAGCTGGTCTGGGAACTGCTCTGCATGGTTCCGAAGAAGAACTCGAAATCCACCTATGTGGCGGCGCTCGGCCTGACGGCGCTCTACATGGAGGAGGCGCCGAACCGGCAGATGCTGCTGGTGGGGCCGAGCCAGAACATCTCAGAGCGTTGCTTCGACCAGGCGCAGGGGATGATCAACCTGGACGACAAGCTGAAGCTGATCTTCAAGGTCCAGGAGCACCTGAAGACGGTGACCCGGCGCAAGACCGGCTCGAAGCTGGAGGTGAAGACCTTCGACACCTCCATCGTCACTGGGGAAATCCCGGTGCTCACCATCATCGACGAGCTGCACGAGCTGGGCAAGAAGGCGAAGGCGGCGAAGGTGATGCAGCAGATCCGCGGCGGCGGCATCACCAAGGTGCGCGGCAAGGTCTTGATGATCACCACCCAGTCGGACGAGATGCCGACGGGGATCTGGAAGTCGGAACTGAAGAAGGCACGGGCCATCCGCGACGGCAAGGCCGGATCATCGCCGATCATGCTGCCGGTGCTCTATGAGTTCCCCGAGGAGCTCCAGCGCAACGAGAAATACTGGCGCGACCGGGACAACTGGCATCTAGTCCTGCCGAATCTCGGTCTGTCGATCGACGAACAGGCGCTCGAGGACGATTACGAGAACAACGGCAAGGTCTCGAAGGAGGCCGAGCAGATCTGGGCCAGCCAGCATCTCAACATCGAGATCGGGGTCGGTCTCGGCGGCGATGCCTGGTCTGGCGCGGTGCATTGGGAACCGGCCGCAGCAGGTTGGATCACCCTCGACCGGCTGCTGGACGAAAGCGAGGTCTGCACCATCGGCGTGGACTGGGGTGGAGCCGACGACCTCGCGGCGCTCGCGGTGCTGGGCCGGCGGGCGCGAGACAAGGTCTGGCTGCTCTGGGTTCGCGCCTGGGCACGCGAGACGGTGTTCAAGTCCAGGCCGCAGATCGCCGACGCGTTGCGCGGGTTTGAGGAAGACGGCGACCTGCGCGTCGTGTCCTCGCCCGAGCTGCAGGCCGCCGAGGCTGCCGAGATCTGCGACCGGGTGCGGTTGGCCGGGGGGCTGCCCGAGGCCGGCGGCATAGGCCTCGACGCGGCAGGGATCGCGCTTCTGCTCGATGCGCTGGAGGAGATGGGCATGGTCTCGCCCCTGGTGCAGGCGGTGCAGCAGGGCTGGAAGCTCCAGACCGCGATTTCGACGGTGCCGCTGAAGCTGGAGTCGCGGCGCATGCTGCACGCCGACCAGCCGATCATGAACTGGGCGGTCGGCAACGCCAAACAGGAACTCAAGGGGAGCAACTACATGGTGACGAAGCAAGCTTCCGGCGCTGCCAAGATCGATCCCCTGATGGCGGCGTTCGATGCGGCGATGCTGATGTTCAACAACCCGCAGGCCGCACCGCCGATCGGCGACTTCCTAGCCAACCCGATCATGGTGATCTGAGATGGACCTGCCGCGGGGCATCGTCGATCGCTTCGGCAGGCCGATGGCGGCGCTGTCCGATCTGACCAAGGAACAGCGCCTCACCCTGCAAGGCGGCGACCTCGGCTATTACGTCGCCAGCAATGCCTCGGGCAAGGTGGTGACGCTGTCGGCAGCGCTGACCATCTCGGCGGTTTGGGCCTGCATCGTTCGCAGCGCCCAGGCGATGGCCTCGCTGCCGCTGGACCTTTATCGCAAGACCGCTGGCGGCCGGCAGCGGCAGGACGGGGCGCTGGCCGACCTGATCAGCCTGTCGCCGAATGCCGACCAGACGCCGGTCGAGTTCTGGGAGGGCATGTTCTCCTGGATGCTGGCCACCGGCAACGCCTATGCCGAGATCGACCGGGTCAACGGCCGGCCATCCTCGCTGATGCCGCTGCCCGCCACCCATGTCCGGCCGTTCCGCAACAAGGTGAGCGGCGAGTTGTTCTACGAGGTGCGCGAGCCCGGCACGTCGCGCCCGCGCGTCATCGGCCGCGAAGACATGTTCCATCTGCGGGGCTGGGGCTTCGGCGGAGATGAGGGCATGTCGCCTATCCGCTGGGGCACGCAATCGCTTGGCGCTGCCATGGCGGCCGACGAGGCATCGGCCAAGATGTTCGGCTCGGGCATGCAGGCCTCGGGCGTGCTGAAGACCAACCAGCGCATCTCGCCCGAACAGCGCCCGCAGTTGCAGGCGATGATGAGCGAATACGCCGGCTCGACGAAGGCCGGCAAGCTGATGATCCTCGAGGCGGGGATGGAGTTCGAGCAGCTGACGCTGAACCCGGACGATGCCCAAATGCTGGAGACGCGGCGCTTCTCGATCGAGGAGGTTTGCCGCTGGTTCGGGGTTCCCCCCATCGTCATCGGTCATTCGGCCGCGGGGCAGACCATGTGGGGGACCGGGGTCGAGCATATCTTCCTGTCCTGGATGCAGCTCGGCATCAACCCGGTGCTGAAGAAGGTCGAACAGCGGATTCGCAAGCAGCTGATCCCGCTGCGCGAGCAGCGCGACACCTACGCCGAGTTCAACCGCGAGGCCATGCTCCAGATGGACAGCAAGGCGAAGGCGGAATTCATCCGCGCGATGGTGACGATGGGCGTCATGAAGCCGGACGAGGCGCGCGACAAGCTCAATATCGAGCGCGAGGGCGGCGCTGCCGATCTGCTGTGGATGCAGGGCGCCATGAAGCCCATGGACATGATTCTCAAGGGGAAGTGACGATGGCCAAGAACCACATGCCGGTCGCGCATTTCGGTGTGCGGCCCGACGACGTGCGCGCCGAATGCGCCCCGCCCAAGGCTTTCGAGAAGTGGCAGCCCGAACTGCGCGCCCGCGCCGAGGCGGTGGGCGATGATAGCGGCCCCTTCGCCATCGACGTGATGGATGTGATCGGCGACACCTGGGACGGCTACGGCGTGACCGGGCGCAAGGTGGGGGCGCTGCTGCGCGCTGCCGGCGAGCGCGAGGTGGTGGTCAACATCAACAGCCCGGGCGGCGACGTGTTCGAGGGGCTGGCGATCTACAACATGCTGCGCGGGCACAAGGCGGACGTGACGGTGCGCATCGTCGGTCTTGCCGCCTCTGCCGCCTCGGTGATCGCCATGGCCGGGGACCGCGTGGAAATCGCCCGGGCCGGCTTCCTGATGATCCACAACACCTGGGTCTATGCCATCGGTGACCGGCACGACCTCGCCACGGTTGCCGGCCAGCTCGGCGCCTTCGACGAGGTGATGGCCGAACTCTATTCGCTGCGCACCAAGATCGATGCCGGCCAGATCGGTCAGATGATGGATCGCGAGACCTGGATCTCCGGCCGCGCGGCCATAGACCAGGGTTTCGCCGACGATCTTCTGGCCGCGGATGCCATCGAGGTTTCCGAAAAGGCCAAGGCTCAGGCG